TTAATTTTTAGTCCGCTTTTCCGTGTGAAAATTGGAATTAAGCACCTTGAAATTCCGAGTTACGCGATCATTCATATCCTTCGTTTGCTTGCTCATTAAGGTGTGACTGGATGCCTTACGCGAGTCGCTCTTACGAATCTTGCCGTTCGCGTACCTCAATCCCCGCCCCCGACCGCCAGTAAGGCAAACTGCTCTTCGGTCGTAACTCGACTCGACAATCCATCTTAGTTTGCCCTCGTTCTCTGCAATGATTTGGTCGAGGGTCTTCAATCCGCGAAACCGGATGTACGTTGCCAGTCGCTTGAAATCGAATATCTTAAGGTCACTCAGCGACTTGATTCCCTCTGCGGCCAGCGTCGAACCACACAGCGTAAACTCTGATCTGGCGCAATGCTTGGCCGGGTTTTCGATTACCAGCTTCCGGTTTACAGTCTTCAAATAGACTTGATAGCTGAGGTCATCCCACCTGTTACCCACCCTGAGATTCCAGCGTGGATCAAGCTGCAACTCTGGCTTGTCAGAGAGCGTCACGTTATCGCCCTTGATCCATTTCAGCGGATCGTACTGCCGCACGTTGTTTTTTGCCGCGTTGAGTCGTTCCATCATCCATAGGCTCATTCCGCAAAGATCATCATTGCTATGCGAGAGGCTGTACGCATCAAAAGCTATTTCGATGCCGGTAATCTTCGGCTCAGTGATTAACGGGTACTTCTTCTGAAGGAGCGCGAAGAGGCCGGCCAATTTTTGGTAATTGTTGGCGTATTGGTCGTATACCTTCAAGTTGAACACTGTCGTGGTGCCGCCCCCGTCGGTCTTCCGCTCGCCGGTTTCGAGGTTAATCGGTTCGATAAATGGCTTCGATCCGATCCCTTCCACCAAGTGCGCTTGAATATATCGAAATTGTGTCGGCTCGACTGTCTCGATCTGGAAAGATATCCAGTCGACTACAACTTCGAATCGATAAACAGAGGTGTCGATATAGTCCAAGTCACCGCGAGATGACGGGTTAGCGACCACTAACTTTGTGGTACAATTGCTGCTCATATTTGCTTTTCTACCCGCTCCGGAGTTCCAGCTCCTCGGCGGGTTTGTTTTTGGTGCTGCTAGTGCCGCGTCGCTGACGTGGTGCTACTCTTGAAGGTCGGCGTCAGTAGGCCGGTCATCTTGTAACGAATTCTGGTCTTTCGACAAAATGGTGCAACATCGCCGGACTTGAGCGATTGCGCCTCAATGCCCGGTAAGGCGTCCGGGTTAACCTCCGTTATCCTAAATATTCCCGTAAGGCCCACCCCCGTTGCAGTTCGTCTGATTGAAAATTGATTTATTTATTACACCGTTTCAGGTAGTGTGAACACACATTAAACGAACGTCTTGTTCGGTGTTCAACGGAGGAAAGCCAAATGGCTAACGGTAAATTCGTCGTGTATCTGCGAGTCTCAACTCAACGCCAGGGGCAATCCGGCCTTGGTCTTGAGGCTCAACGCGAAGCCGTCCGGGTGTTCCTCAATGGTGGCACCCACGAAACCATAGCCGAGTTCGTGGAGGTCGAAACCGGTAAGGGTGCCGATGCCCTGGTAAAGCGTCCGCAACTCCGAGCTGCTCTTAATGCTTGCAAGGAGAGCAAGGCAACGCTTTTAATCGCCAAGCTCGACCGACTGGCCCGGAATGTTCATTTCGTCAGCGGGCTGATGGAAAGTAGCGTCGACTTCGTGGCTGTCGACTTCCCCCAAGCCAACAGACTCACGGTTCATATTCTGGCCGCTGTCGCTGAACACGAACGCGAGATGATCTCTCAGCGTACAAAGGCTGCTCTGGCTGCAGCCAAGGCCCGTGGCATCGTGCTCGGGAAGGCTGGCCCATCAAACCTTCGCCCAAACTTGGAAGCTCGCCACAAGGCCGCTCAGGAGTTCGCCGAGTCGGTCCGTTCACTGTTCGATGGCTTCAAAGCTAGAAAAGTGCCCCAGCGTCAAATAGCTGACGATCTGAATGCTGCCAACGTCCCCGCTCATGCAGGCGGTCGTTGGACTCAGACGCAGGTTAGCCGGATTGCTCTTCGACTTGGCGCCACTTAGCAGGCGGATCACCTTGTAAAATACCATTTCGCCCTTGCGTATATGTATGAATGACATATGGCCTTATGAAGAACGTTAGCCGTTGTATAAGCCCACTGAAAAGCTTTATTAAAACTATTAATATCGCATTCTTCTATATAGACATAATACTTTACGAAATTTTTTAGATCAGCAACAACTTCCAAAAGCTCATAAGGATTTGGTCGCGCTTGAAGCTCTTTTATTATTTCTGATCGTCGTCGATACGTAGTGCCCAAAACTGCATTTATATTATCTATCCGGATAGCATTTACAAGCTCTTCAATAGAAATATCTCTGCCATTTTTTGCTAGCCCGGCCTGAATAGCTAAGTGCGCCATTGCGTAATGCTTATCGCCCGGCTCAACAAACAATACCTTTTCAAATTTCTTGTCATACCAGTTGAGATAGAACTCAATGACTGGAGAGTCATATCGATTTAATAGATCACCTCTATAAACCCAGTCATTTGAGGTTAAAAAACCACAAAAAAGCAGGCGTAGCGACGAATCAATATCTAGCTCATCAATCGCCTTCAAATGAAGTTTGTATTCATCTCTTGCAGATATGGATATGTTTTTAATTTCTTTCTGATATTGACCACGTAGGGTCTCCATACGCGCCAGATAAAAATTAATATTTTCGTCAAAATATTTCTTAACTTCGATACATTCGATTTGATGAAGCACCATGAATTTTATAAGCTCACTAGTGGGACCGGACCTTCCCTCTGAGAGCAGTGATCTATTATTCCCTTGATAAAGAAGCGACTGAAAGCGAATTGCAGTTGATTCATTGCAGTTCAGAGTTAAATTAAATTTCTCATCCGGTGTAATGCACCAGCCATCGGGAATTTTTATTGGGGCAGTAGGGTTTTTTATTAATGGCTCTGGCTGCTTAAAATTTGTAGGTTGCGATGAATCCTCAACTTTCCAGAGTTCGGTTTCAGATAAGCAAAAAACATTTCTTATAGTGTCGTCTAATAATCTTATAACCCTACCCAGGGTTTTCTCACCTAACAATGAATTAATACGACAAGCATAGATACCAAGTTCGGTCAACTCCCATCCCAATCCATTTAACAAAGTAAGCTTATTATTAGAAAGCTGCAACGATTTTGACAAAAGTTTATTACTTACCGCTTCGCATACAATATCTTCACCATCAACATAAAAACTAACCCAATATGAATTTTCACAATTGTGTGAAATAACAAAAAAATATTCACAACCTGAATCCAGCTCCAAGCCTTTAAAATAGTCTAACAAATATGAAAATGCGTCTTTCGCCGTCATAATCAACATATTATCTAATGAACCAGATTGTTTCATCACTTATCTTTTCTTATATTGGCCACTAAATTGAACGAGAGGTGAACGCTAGGCGCAGCAGCGAAGTAACATCAATTGACTGATTTCAGTGCGGTCTGTGGAATTTAATACCATAATCGAGCTGGTTCAGTAACTCGGCCCTATCGCCCAAAGGGCTTGTTAGCGAAAGGTCGATATATCCCTTACCCGCTCCCGTTGCTCTAATCGGTGTTTCATCTTGGGCGTGGCCGGTAATGCAGAACAAGCTCAACGGCGGCTTCTGTGTGGCGCCGTACGTCAACAAAGTGTGTCGAAACGCGTGCATTCCCAAGATCGTCGCCCCCTGCGTTTCATCTCGAAGGCCGGTATCTCGCAGGAACTGCCGGAACCATTTTTCAGCTTCGCCGCTCGCACGTCGATTGATCGGTGACCATTCAGGGAATAGCCGCTTGCATCCCTTTGCTTTGAGACGGTCGACATACTTCAGAATACCCATTTCAATTAACTTCTGATGAATCGGCACCTTGCGAGAATCGCCTGTCTTCACTGACTTTCGGATGTGTGGGTCAGCCTCGGTATCGGCCGTTATCCAGAAATACCAAGCGCCGGACTCCTCGTCTTTCAAAATATCCGTCTGAGGGTTGAGCTGGCAAATCTCGTTGACCCGTGCCCCGCTGAAAAGTCCGATATGTGGCAACCAATAACAATGGGACTTGGCTCCGTCTGCGGCATACAGTCGCATTTCTTCACCCTCAAATAGCCGTTGCAGCTCTGGCCACTTGAAGGCTCGCTGCTTGCTCTCGCCCTCTTGGCGGTCACCACGATACTCAATGCCCTCAATCGTTAATCCTATTGGGAATCCTTGATCGTGCCATTCTCTCCTTGCGGCCTTCAGAAACGGACGAATCGACGCCATATATGTATCGTCGAAGCTCTTTGGTGAGAGTTTGGTTTCAAATTCAAGCTCCGCCAGTTCGCGCACGGTCAATTTTCGCTTCCGGCACTCGTCAGCCCAACGTGGTGGCAATCGGCGCACTAATTTGAAATACGCGGTAATGTCAGCTTGCTTCAGTTGGTCGACAGGCTTATCGCCGACAACATCAAGGAACATCTTCAGAACCGGCTGGTGCTTCTTGTACATTGCCGGCTGGTTCTCCTTGTCGTACTGCTCAAGAAAGTCTTCAATAACAATCTTTAGAGTCGGCGTGGACGTAGCCACAGGCGCCGCTAGCACGCTTTGAGGAGTAGGCGAAACCCAAACTAAGGGCTGAGCAAGAGAACCCGCCCTGTCACTGCGTAGATGCTTATTTTCAAGCTCAAGCTTCATCATTTTCATTTCTTGACGATGCTTATTACTTAGCTGATTTAGTTCTTCTTCGTGCTCATCCTGCTGGATGAGAACCCGCATCTCATGTTTCTGCTGCAGGAGATGTTTCATTAGTTTGTTTTTATCAATCGGCACAGCATCGCTCCTGAGTTCGCAGAACATTCGCTTGGCGAAAGCCGCACACTCTAATGCAATTGGCAATGCATCACGCTTAGATAAATGGCCGAGAGATCGTGTAATTTCACGAGTACCGATAAGAAGCCGGAGATCTTTCGGGACTCCAATTCGAAAAAAAAGGGTTTCTTTTCGACGTTGCAGGTATGGTGCCAAGAATGGCATAACACTTCCGTAGGCCGAGAGCTTTTGTAGCACTCTTTTGTAGTAATTTACAAATACCTACAAAAAAACAAAGCCTTGACTATAAAATCAAGGCTTTAGACGCTCTGGCGGAGAGGGTGTCCTTTGTCCGTCGAACTCAGACTATCTCACGTCATATCAGTATGCTAGGTTAAATAGCATACAAACAGAGGCTTAAAGCCAAATTCACGTTTCACCTTGACTCATCCAATATCACCCAATAAGATGAACCAAAGGGGGGTAGATTGGGGGGTTTAAATTGCTGCGCCGCAGCATTGATGACAATGTAATTCGTCAATTCCAACCTCCTGATTATTCGATGGTTTATTTTTTGAGTTCGACGGAGAGTTTTAATGGCACGCGAAACCAAAGAACTTTCGGCACTGGAAGTTGGCAGGTTATCAAAGGTTGGCTATCACCATGTTGGTGGCGTTTCTGGATTGGTGATGCAAGTTTCCAAGACAGGAACCAAGTCGTGGCTGATGCGTGTTGCCGTTGGCGGCAAACGTCGTGAAATTGGCGTTGGCGGATTCCCGGACGTAACACTTGCCGGCGCCCGTGAAGCTGCTCGTGTCATTAGAGAAAAGATCAAATCAGGCATTGACCCAGTGGCCGAGAGGGCAGCAGCACGCAGCACCCTTGCCGCCGCTGTTGCCAGTGCCGTTACTTTCAAGACAGCAGCCGAAAAATACATCGAGGCCAACGAAGCCGGCTGGAAGAATGCAAAGCACGCAGCGCAATGGACGGCAACATTGGAGACATACGCTTATCCAACAATCGGCAATCTCCAAGTAGCGCACATTGAAACATCCCACGTAGTCAGCATCCTTGAAACCATCTGGAACACGAAAACGGAGACGGCAAGCCGCCTGCGTGGCCGTATTGAGGCGGTGCTGGATTGGGCTAAAGTACGCGGATACCGCAAGACTGAGAATCCTGCACGATGGAAGGGGCATCTTGACCATATCCTTCCAGCCAGAAACAAGGTGCAGAAAGCGACGCACCACGCGGCTCTCGACTATCGCAACATTGGCGAATTCATGGCAGCACTCAAGGCAGTCGACGGCATGGGCGCTCGAGCGCTTGAGTTTGCCATCCTCACCGCCACCAGATCAGGCGAGGTACGGGGTGCTGCCTGGGCAGAGATTGATCAGAAGGCTGGTGTCTGGATCATCCCTGCCGAGCGAATGAAAGCCGAAAGGGAACACCGCGTACCGCTATCACCTGCCGCCCTTGCCATGCTGGAATCCCTTCCGCGAATGCTCGGAACCACCCTGATATTCCCCAGCGCGAAAAATGATGTCTTGTCGGACATGACCCTGACCGCCGTCATTCGACGGATGCACGACGCCAGCACTAAGGCGGGTGATGCTGGCTGGTGTGACAACGCCGGCAAGGTCGTCACAGCACACGGATTCCGCAGCACTTTCCGCGATTGGGCCGGTGAGACGACTGCCTATCCGCGAGAAGTCATTGAACACGCCCTCGCCCACCAGTTGAAAGACAAGGCCGAGGCTGCGTACCAGCGCGGCGACCTACTCGATAAGCGCCGTCGATTGATGGCTGACTGGGCAAAGCATTGCTCTACGATAGAGAAGTCGGCAAACGTTACGCCAATTCGCAGCACCATTCATGCGTAGGCAAACTTTCACCCGTTATGAAGACTTGAGATTCGCGTTAGAACAGCGGTCACCAGTAGACATTGCTGCCATCACAAATACGATTTCTCGTTTTTGCCGTGGTCGTGATATTGGCCACCCTGGACTATTCCAGCTCATGTCAGAAATAATCAAAGTCTGCACATCAAGCGAAAAACTTGGGCTGGCAATCAGGAATCTTGAAGTAATTGCCAAAGCCAAAATTGCCGCACTTGAACATGGCAGTCGACAGAAGGGTTACCGTCATTTAAAAGTTTGTTTGAGCGTTGGAAGAATCGAAAAAATCGTACAGGGCAAATTTGCTGGTCTTCCCCTAGCTGAGTTCGTCACGGATGCCGAGGCTGGAATGCGTCCGACGCCAGCCGGGATTCACGCCGCACAGATTGAGTTATCAAAAATTCGCCGGCAGTTACTGTCAAACACAGGCAAAGGGCGTGAAGCACGTGGAAAAATCATTGGAACTGGATTTAGAGACATTGGAGATAGTGAATTTCACGAAGAAATTACAGCTGATGTTGAAACATTGATTGCCTCCGGACTCTCCCAAAAAGATGCTTACAACATCGTTGCAGAAAACTCAGGCGAAACATTCGGCAACATCAAGAAAATTTGCCAGCGAATAAACTCCAAGCACGTTCAAGATATTGAGGATGCTGCCAAAGCTGCATCTGTTTGGCCGATTGATATAAACAGAGCGATTAAAGCCAGAGATTTGACCGGATACGTAGAAAAATAGCTGCAAGAGGGGACAAGAACGTCCCCGAAACCCGACCTAACGGCTGATTCAAATGGCGACACCCTGACAAAAGGAGTATCGCCATGACACAAAACCGTTACGACGCAGTAAAGCAATTCGATGACGCACCAGATTCGATGCTGGTCGACATCACGACAGCCGGAACCATTGCCGACCGCAGTCGCGCCTCCATCTACCGCCACTTTAATTCTGGCGACCTAACCCCGGTAAAGGTAGGCAACTCCACCCGCATCCGGGTTGGTGACCTTCGCCGCCTCATTGGGGCAGCAGCATGAGAGCCGCCATCAACCATGAAGGCATTGGCGCAGAGCTGGCCGCTGAATGCCTCGATTCAATTCTGAGCAGCCCCGATCAAGCATCGGCCTGCCGGTATCTACTTGGCCTGCTGAACAACATTTCGGGTTGTGGCGAAATTGATAAGGCTGCACGCCGGGGCGCCGCCTTGGCGCTGGTCAATGTTATCGAGCGCGGCCTTGCTGCAATCCGCGCAGACGAGGGGCAACAATGAAAAACGCCCGCCCCCAAGAATCAGGAACGAGCGCCGGCACAGCGCCATTTTACATCGACAGCCCACGCGAACTGCGCACGCTTGAGGTATTGCTCAAGCACCGCGAAATCAGCCGCCATGACCTCGATCATTTGATTGGTGCCGAGAACTCACCCGATGTTGTGATGAGAATGCGTCGCAAGTACGGCTTTGACATTGATATGGAAAAACGTCCATTCACTGATCGTGACGGCTGCAAGGTTCGCATCGGCTGGTATTCCCTGAGTCCTGCCGACCGCCCGAAGGTGATTGCCGCCTTGAAACGCGAGGCATGAAACATGGCCTACATTCGCACCATCAAGGCGTCGTTCTTTACGTCAGACGACATTGTTTCGCTATCGCCAATTGCGAGGCTTCTGTACATCGCACTTTGGACAGAAGCCGACCGCGAAGGACGCCTGACGTGGCGCCCGGGTAACTTCAAGCTGCGCTTCCTGCCAGGTGATTCCTGCAACATCCAGGAACTGTGCGGTGAATTGGTCGAATCCGGCCTCGTTGTTACTTATTCGGTCGACGGTAAAACATACGCCGAAATCCCGACCTTCAAGCGCCATCAGGTAATCAACAACCGTGAGAGCAAAAGCAAATTACCAGCACGCGTAATGGACGCGACCGGCACACGTGGCAACGCGTCAATGACACGTGACGACGCGACCGGCACGCCACTTATAGGAAAGGAAAGGAAAGGAAGTTCAACCTGCCCTAGCCAGGCAGGGGATGGTGGTTATTTAGTAGACGTAAACAGCGGCAATCCAAGCGGCATAAACTCCAGCGAAGGGGCCGGAAATGACTTTTAATCTCCGCCCGTACCAGCAACACGCCGAACAGGAAGCACGCACTGCCTTGGCTGGGGGTTGTCGTTGTGTGGTTCTGTACCTGCCCACAGGTGGCGGCAAAACATTGACCGCGACCAGCATCATCCAGAAGGCAGTCGCCAAGGGCCGCAAGGTCGTATTCTTGGCGAACCGCAAGCAACTGGTACAGCAAACCAGCGCCGTGCTGACTGGGTACGGCATCGCCCACGGCATCCTGCAAGCCGAAAACACCCGCAGCCTTGATGCTCGCGTACTGGTGGCCAGTATCGACACTGTGCATGTCCGTGGATTGCCTACCGACGTTGGCCTGATCATCATTGACGAATGCCACGCCGTCGCCGGAAGCGAGAAGTTTCAGCAGTTACTCGCCACTTACAATGCAGTGCCTGTTGTTGGCCTGAGCGCTACGCCATTCGCCGTTGGACTTGGCAAGCACTTCGAGCGCCTTGTCGTCGGCGCCACAATCAAGGATCTGATTGAGGCTGGCTATCTTGTCGACTGCGACATATTCGCACCTTCAGAGCCTGATCTGAAGAAAGTTCGCAGCAGCAAGGGCATGGATGGCCTGCTCGATTACAACCAGAGCGATTTGGAAGAGGCATCCGACAAGCCGGAACTGATTGGCGACATTCTGACTCACTGGCGCAAGTTGGCGAGCGAAAAGCAGACGGTCGTATTTGCAACCAGCATTCCGCACAGCAAGCACATTGTTGAAACATTCCAGTCAGCCGGCGTCATTGCGGAACATATCGACTATCACGCTGATGACGACGAACGCGCCGCCATCCTTGGTCGATTCGCCCGTGGCGAAACGATGGTGCTTTCCAATGTGGCGCTGCTGTCGGAAGGGTGGGATTGCCCAGCTTGTGAGGTGATGATTCTTGCCCGACCTACGCGCAGCCTGATTCGTTTCATTCAGATGGTTGGTCGCGTATTACGACCGGCACCGGGAAAAGCCAAGGCGCTGCTGCTGGATCATTCCGGCAGCACGGCACGTCTCGGCCATCCCTGTGATGACCTACCGCTTGAACTCGACGACGGCAAGGCCAAATCTTCCGGCAAGCAACAAGCAGAGCGCCGCGAATCCCTGCCGAAACCCTGCCCTGCCTGCAAGTTCATGAGGCCTGCTGGTGTGCATGAATGCCCGAAATGCGGATTCAAGCCCGAGCGTCAGTCTGATGTGCTGGTTGGTGATGGCGAACTGGTGAAACTGGATCGCAAGAAACCGATCAAGAAGGAAGCCGGCCAGCACGTCTATTCGCAGCTTCTCGGCTATGCCGAGGACAGAGGTTTCAAGACCGGCTGGGCGTACCACAAATACGCGGAATTCTTTGGCGGCAAGCACCCGAACGGATTGCGTCAGGTAGCAGCAGAACCAACGCCGGAAATTCTCGGCTGGATCAAGTCTCGGAATATTGCCCAGGCGAAGGCAAAGCAGAAACAGGAGGACAGCCATGCACGCCGCTGAACTTGCCATTAACCGCTGGCCAAACCTGCTTGCCCATTTCGGCATTGACCAGAAACTACTTAGCGGCAAACACTCTCCATGTCCTGCCTGCGGTGGTCGTGATCGTTTCCGCTTCGATGATAAGGACGGACGCGGCACGTTCTACTGTTCGCATTGCGGCAGCGGTGATGGCTTCGCTCTTCTTGGCAAGGTGAAAGGCTGGTCATTCAAACAGGCAGCCGACGAGGTGGAACGCATTGTCGGCACCATTCCGGACGCGGCACCAATGCGCCAGCCTGCTGAAATCGACAAACTGGCAACCTGTAAGCGCATCTGGGCAGAATCTTTGGCGGTCGTCGCTGGTGATCCGGTTCATACCTACCTGCTTCGCCGTACCGGCATTGAAAACGTGCCGGCCTGCATCCGTTTCCATCCTGATCTGCCTTACCGTGCCGACGATGGCGCCATCACCCGCCACCCGGCGATGGTTTCCAAGGTGCAGGACATTGACGGCAAAGGTGTAGCAATTCATCGCACCTATTTAAGCGGGAGCGGACACAAGGCCAACGTCCCAACCGCCAAGAAAGTTGTCGGGAGCCTGCCGTCTTCGAGCGCCATTCGATTGCTGCCAGCCAATAGCACCCTTGGCATTGCGGAAGGCATCGAAACCGCCTTGTGTGCATCAGTGATGTTCGGCATCCCTGTTTGGGCTGCCATATCAGCAGGAGGTCTTGAGAAGTGGACGCCACCAATCGGGATTGAGTACGTGATCGTATTTGGCGACAACGACACGAACGGCACCGGGCAAGCAGCTTCGTGGTCACTGGCAAAACGCCTCATCGCTTCAGGCATTGCCGTCGAAGTGCAAATTCCAGAAATACCGGGCCATGACTGGAACGACAGTTATGAAGGAAAACTGAAATGACATGGTCGAAAAGGGATGAAGAATTAATTCTCGGGAAAGATTGGCGCAGGAATTCGCCCCAAGAACAATTTCGATGCACTGGCTGTTTCCGTGATTTCTGGCGCGACAAACGGGAAACGTGGAAAGTCCATTGCAATTCATGCTGGCAACACAGCCCACAGGCAAAGCGCGAAACGCGCGACAAACTAACCGCCTTGCTGGCTGAAAGGGAGAGCGTGATTCATCAATTAGCAGCATTAAAGCTTGAACGCGAAGAATTGAAAAAGGAACGCGACGAAATTGAAAAGCAAAAATCGCACATTTTTAGATATTCACAACCTGAACGCGCAGAAATCCCTGATGACATCTTGGCCAGGATGATTCGTCTTTGCCATCCTGACCGGAACGAAAACAGCGAACCCAGCAATCAGGTTACGGCATGGCTTCTGGCGCAGCGCCAACCACGATGATCCGATGATGAAACCACGATCAGAGCGAAGTGCTATCCAAGCGCAACTTCGCCTGATGTAAGCAGACAGAGAGCAGAGAAATATGACCTCAAATAAATTGTTCAAGCCGGGCAAGAGCGGTAATCCGAAAGGACGCCCAAAGGGCATACCCAATCCCCAAGCTCGAATCAGGCAAGCCATCGCCGATGATATTCCCCAAATCCTTGGCGTACTGCGTGAACGGGCGCTTGATGGCGACGTTCAGGCCGCTGCATTGCTGATTTCCCGCTGCTTGCCGCCGCTTCGCCCGGAGTCTGCCGCCCAGGCTGTCGAAGTTGCTGGCGAAAGCCTTGGTGAACGTTCGGAGGCTGTTGTTGCTGCCGCGATTGCCGGCCAGATTGCTCCTGATGCTGCCACCGGATTGATGTCGATATTGACGGCACAGGCCAAGATTTTGGAAACCGTAGAACTTGAGCGACGAATTGCTGTATTGGAAGAAAATCATGCGAAATAACCTGGCCACGAGAATTGAGGCGCTGGAGGCTTTGCCGGCATCGGTCGTGTCATTGAGCGATAACCCGCTGGAAAAAGCACGGCGAGACAAGGCCATGCAGGCATTGGCCGAGCGGATTGCTGACCCGCACAAGGCACAGCGCGAGTATGCGGCCTTGAGTGCAGCAGGCCGTATTGACCACTGGCAAGGGAAAATCACCGAGGCTAAGGCAATCATCGCCCGTGGTGATGCCGGAATCGAGGATACGCCCGGCGTTGTGCCGGGAATTCTCCGGTCAATGCAGCGCCTGACTCTGGTTGGCGCCAAAGATGGCGTCGAAAGCAGTTACCAGTTCGGCCTGATTGCGGCGCAACTCGATAGGCTTGCCGAACTTGGCTATAACGGTGCGAAGCTCAAGGAGTGGAACGAGGTATGCAAGCGCTTCGATGGCATTCCTTGGCAGTGGCGCAAAGATTGTCTGGTTCTTCCGGCTGATGCCTTGGCATTGCTTAAGCAGAAGGAGGCGGCAAAGTGAGTTTTCATTTCCCCGCCCCCGAACTTGCACTGTACGTCGGCCATATTTCGGATGATGTTGCCGAGTTCAATATCGACTCGCCATGCTGCTTCTCCGATGACGGTACGCCGGAAGTTCTGACAGTCCTTGTTGGCACTCTGCCGGGCTGGGAATTCACTTGTACAGAAGCGCCTGGCCGCTGCCCGGTTTGGGATGAAATGCGGCTAGTGCGCGACCTTTGCTGGGAATCCGAAGATTGCGTGATGCAATTGCATCCACCAGCTAGCCGCTACATCAATGAAAGTCCGTTCGCCCTCTGGCAATGGCGACCGGTTGATTGCGAGATACCGCAGCCGCCGCTATGGCGGGAACGCGACAGAGCGTTACAGCAAGCGATTAATAACCATTACGTTGAACCACTAGCTTGACTATTACTGGCTTAGTTTGGGGTCGTTATAGCACTGTACGTATCCATGCTTTCATGAACCAGAATCAACATGGCGGTGCTTTCCCTGAATTGAACCAAGAATGCTGCGCCTAACCCATCGTCAGGAACAGCATAGCGATACTGAAACTGGCTCTCCAATGACTTGCCAGAGCGTGTCAAAATTGGCTTTTTGTTGAGAATATTGAACTTTTCTAGCGGAAAATTAGGGGACATGAATTGGGAATTGGTCATTGCTGTTACCGAAACCACGCCAGACCTTGGAAGAATTTTCCCTGTGTGAAAGTAATACAGTGCCTTGCCGAGCTTTTCTCCATAGCGCTTTGGAACATCCATGAGCGTTTCGGGTACCGTAACGATATACGGCTCCCAAGGGAATGATGTTATCGACACACCCTGCTCTCTGAGGAACCTCCGTGTTTCGATTCGGCTCAATTCGCGCATTCCCTGCATCAGTTCCGGATGACGGTCGCCGATACTCCATACCGCACGGCCAAGTTCTTTTTCTTCATCGGCAGACATATCGCTGAGTTGAATCCTGACCAAAAAGCCCATCACCAACTCGTCGGAGGCCGAGGCGTCATTGCACTCCGCACAGGCTGGGAACACGTACCCCTCGGGCCATTGACGGTCGGTAAAAAGATGTCGGGCCGGTATGTGGTCAATCTCAATTGATGGCACCTCCCCCCCACAGAAGCAACACAT